TCACCACCAAGTTCAAATAAAAATAATTCAATATCATTTAAAACTTTTTCTGGTAATTCTCTTTGCAAACGTACCACATCACCAGTTCCAAAAGCTTTTTCACCATTTTCTTTTTCTGCCATGTGGCAAAGCATTTGGGTTGAAACTTTTAAAGCATCATCACTTCCTGCTAATGCTTGTACCCTTGTTCTGTCCGACCTTGTTATTGGTTTAAAATATAAATCAATAATTGGTTCATTATTTGCATTTTTTAATGTAAATTTACGTCTTTCATTTAGATCAAATGCACCAATAATGAGATCGACTGCTCTTTTTTCAGCCATAAATTAAACCGCAAAAGTGATAGGACCTGATACTTGGAAACTTACAGTTTGAGTTGTTAATTCCCCAACAGTTGAAGCAGCACCAACACCGTTTACAATACCGTTAAAGGAATATTTTTTTGAGCCAGATTCATCTAAAAATAAATTAAATGATGCATCTGCTGGGTCTTCACTGGTGTTTATATCTGCAAGTAATTCAGCTACAGCATCACCACTTGTAGCTGTATATTGTACCTCTACAGTGCCAGTTGCACTTTTTAAACTACCAACATATTTTCTTGAAGTATCACCATGAGCTGTACATTCAAGTGTGTCCTTAGTCATATCCAAAGTCCAAGATGTTGTACCAACAACTGCACTTACAGAACCAGAACCATTGTCAAAATGTACTGCTCCTTCCTCTCCACGAACGTTTGCCATAACAAAAAAAGAAATTTAATTATAGTTTATCCTTTTTTTTGTTTTTTTTCTACTGAAGATAAATTTTTTCTTTTAAGTGCTGACTCACAACGGTTATCCCAAAGACTTGGGTTACGTTTGCCTTTTACTTGTTCAATAATGTCAAGCATTTCATCAGTAATTTCAATCATAAATTTTCGTAAGTTTCAAAAGCTATTGACATTACACTTTGCACAAAACCCTCTGGACTTGCGTTTTCTAAAACAGCAGGGCCAGTTGGAGGTTCAAAGTATATGCCGTTTAATATTACCCTATTGTATAAATCCCTTATTCTTTTTGCCAGTGTTAAATTGTCACCAAGACCAATACCTACTTTTGTAAAAATATTAAAAGTTATAATACCTGTTTGACTATTTGTACTATTACTTGTGCCTCCTAATGTTATGTAATCACTGCCAGTAAATTCAATTAAACATTGTATAAAGCTTGTATCAGATGGTGGGTCAAAGGGTTGATTACCAAAAACAACTGTAGTCGCTGGACTACTGGCCATTTCTGTGGCTAACCTTGCCTCAATGTTTTGCCTTACAGTATTTAAGTTTAGTTGAGCCATTAATTTTTACTTTTTGCCTTTTTAACAATTTTAGCCACTGCAGCCACTTCCTTCAAAGGCCAACCAGCACTCCTATTATTATCTTTGCTTCTAAATTGATTGCCCCATGATGGTGGTGTATTAGTACCAAAACAAACTGCCTCCGCATAAGGTAATGGATTTATAAGACTGTAAGTATTGCCTGTTTTTTCTTTTTGGTAGTTAAGTTTCATAGGCGGTATTATCGCATTTTTTGCTGGTGTGAATGGCCCACCCTGTATTGGTGCTGATCTTTTATTTTCTGCAAGCTGCCAATTCATACGAAAACGTCCTGTATCAACTGGCGATACTGTTTTAATTCTTGTATCCAGTGTTAATACTGCAAGCCTTAATAAATTTTCATGTTCATCGTTAAAAAACTTACCAATGTCACGAATTTCAATTTTTTTCATGCTCTTAAATAAATTTCGTATTTAATATTTTCATTATCATTTTCGTCAATATTTATTCTAATAATTTGATATTCGACACTTGCAACTAAAACCCTATCACTTGTTGTTGGCGTTTGTGCCAAATCTGCTGCTGCAATAATTAATATTTTATCGTTTTCTTTAATAAGATCATTTATTTCTTTTTGGTTTACATTTTGTAATATTCCTTTAATTGTTGTGGTTGTTATAGATTCACTTACTGAACCAGTAGTTGTATCGTAACTGCCATGAGTTATTTGTTTAAAAGTTACGTCACCACCAAATTTACCTAAAACTTTTGAAGATACATTTCTTAAGCCTTTGGATATTCTAGACATTACAACCTATATGCAATAACAGAACCGCTTGCCAAAGTAAACCCAGTTATAACGCCACATATTTCGCAACTAGCGTCTAATGTAATGCTTGTGCTTGCCCCATCTATGTTTTGAGCCGTTAATGATGCAATTACAGTATCTTCATTAGCTTGTAATTTACCAAACCTACCTGTTATTGCTGATGTATCATTAACAATTTTTGCTGAGGGAAATTCGTAAGCCATGGTTAACTCCTTTTTACTGATATTGTAGCTGGACCACTAATGCGTATGCCAGTTAAGTATTGTTCTATTATAGGCGGTATTCTGTTTGCACCAACAGCACCGTAAAATCTAGGCGTAACACTTAAATTTCCAATCGAGACTTGGTTAAAATCTTCAAAACCACTTAAATCAAGTCCATCTTTATTATTGTTTAAATATACGGCAAGGTGTATCTGGGCGTGTTTTACCCTATCAGGTATTTCATCATCAGCATAAAAAGCTGGTTGTAAATTACTTGGGTATAAAGCGTTGTAAGTACTTGTATATGTATATGGTTTTTTAACACCTGACCTTGGCCATTCTAATGCTTGTGCATCATTTGTTCTTGCACCTAAAAACCTTTCTCGGTCAACTCTTTGGGCAGCACTAAAAAGTGCTCTGTTTTTTTGGTCAGTTGTACTTGACGCCCAAGCTGTTACATCGTCATTTTCCACAAGGCCGTCAATAAAAGCTTGTGCAGCAGTTAAGTCAACGTATGTATTTGCAGTTGCAGCTCCAACTGTATTAACTAATGATATTGCCATTTGTTTTTAATTTTTTTGGCTTTTTTTGTTTTTTTGGCTTTGGTACAGGAGAAGCTGCCTTTTGTTTAGCAGCTTCCCTTTCCCTTAATCGCCTAAATGTGGCAATGCCCATTACTTTCTAAAAGCTGAAACAGCCGTTGAACTTGTCACTCTGAAAACAAAAGTTCCAGATGAAGCTGCTGTCACATCTGCATCACCAACTATTGTTACATTTGAGCCTGCTGTCAAAGTAAACTTATGAGTTGATGTTGCCTTGTTGACAATAGTTAGTTCAAAGGTTTGCCCAACTTTGTTTTGTACACCAAGAGCAGTAAGAATAGCTGCAGCAGTTGGTGTCGTAATAGTCCTATTACCTGTAGGTGTACCATCAACAATGCCTTCAATAAGTTCAGCACTTGTTAATGTATGTGCTCCATTTTCAGTTTTTATAACCTTAGTTTTGGTTAATTGACCAAATGGAGGGTTTTGTAATTCAAAAATACTAGCCATGAAAGTTTTCCTCTTAATCTAATGGTGATGTAACAGTAGCCCTAACAATGCCGATATTTTTTGTGTCATAAACCTTAGACCAATTTGTAGCTGTTTCAAGCTGAGTTCTGGTTGGGTTTGTTGTAGTAACACTCCACTTTGTACCAATAGGGTGGTAAATGTAAGCGTGCTTAAATGACACAACATCTTCAAAAGCAAGTACGTCTCTGTCAACTAATGTTTCCAATGCAGCCTGTTCGCCTGTTGCGACGCTACCTTGAGCAAAAAAGTAAACTGCATATTCAGTTGAAGCACCAGAGCCAGCTTTTGGAATATCGTCAGAAACCACAATATTCATACCCATGTACTGAGGTACAGATACGTCACCATAAGCACCAGCAGAAGAGCCACCAAAAGCATCAATTGTACTTGCACCTGTTGCTGCAGTACTTAAACGTGCTTCAGTATTTGTTACGTAGTCAAGAGCCTTACGTTCTTTTAACGCATAAAACACTTTAGAGTGCATCGCAATAGTTGTAAGCTTATCGCCTTGGTCGCCAAGTAACGATTGTGCTTTTGATACAGTTCCAGCACCTAAAGCCGATGGAGAATCGCCTGATTCTGAATCAATGCAAAGGTCAAATAAAGCTGAATCACTTGTATTTGCTGTAAGCGAACCAAAAACACCTTGTAAGCAAGAATATAAATCTTTTTGCTTCTCGTTGTTTATGTATGCACCAAGTTTTTGTCTTATTGCACTTATTGGGTCAGGTGAATTTGAACCAATTTTTTGCCCTGCAAGTTGTCTTGCTGAAAAAGCATCACCAGCAGTAAGCACAACACCTATTTGGCTGCTCTGTTCAATTTTGTTTGGTGTTAAAGATGAACTATCGTTCAGTCTTGTATAGTTACCACTTAGATTTGCCTTATAAAAAGGGATGTTGACGAAATTTCCGCCCTGAGTTGAACTCAAAT